TATACAAAACAATGGGCTGGTAAAATCTACGGTCAAAGACAAGTCCAAGTCGAAACGGAATTTACTGAAACAATCCAGACTACAAAAGTCATCTTTAGTCCAACTCCATCGGTTGGGTTACCATCTAGTAATCGTGTACTCCCAACAATTTATGCATTAGATGGGTATAACCAACCAATAACAACGAAGTCTAATATCCGTTCATTATACTATGGTGGATTAAAGAGTTGTTCAACTGGTTGGAATCATATCAACTATGTTTCAGTATTTGGAATACCAAACCCGACTATTTACGTTACTTATCCTTATGCTGGGCACTTTGATGATCCGTTTAACGCAACGTTTGATTTAAACTTTGGATTAGTTAATGAAGTGTTTTATGAAGATAACATAGACAACATAACGGTTACAAATAATAATCTAGGCAACAAATATTGGGGCAAGTTTTTGCGTGAGATTACCGATCCTGAAGCAAGAATTGTAAAAGCCTACGTTCATTTGAACCCTTTGAATTACGTTAAATTCACTTTTGATAAATTATACTATTTCAAGTTTGCTTACTTCAGACTGCTAGAGATAAGCGACTATAATCCAACAAGTGAGGAAACAACGCTTTGCACTTTTTTAAAATTAACAGACGTAACTACGTTTACTCAAACTCCAATACCTGCCACTGGTAAGCCTGAAGAATTAGCGCCAGATCAAATAGGCGGTGGTGTTGCCATGACTGAAATGAGTCCGGCTAAAGCATCAAGATCAAATGACCAACCAGACAATAATAACTATTCATCTCGATCAGCAACGGTAAAAGGTAAAAATAATTACATAAACCTAACCGCAAAAGACATTGAGATTTACGGGGATTTTAATAAGATCGAAGCAGAAGTAAAGAATGTAAAGATTCAAGGCAGTAACAATACTATAACAGCCGGAGTAGAAAATGTTACTCTGGTAAATACGAATAACATAACGGTAACAGAATCTAACGCAACCTATGTTGACGGGACTCCACAATTTGCGGATAACAGGGTTTTAGAAATTATGGCAGATACTAACGCAGACGCCTCATTGCGTACATATTTTATCAATGCCAGTAGTGTTGCGGTCACATTAACATTCGACATATCACTTGCTGATTTCTATGAGGGTCAGTTATTTTTTATAAAAGCGATTGATGTAACAAACACTGTAAGTGTAGCAGCATCAGGCTGTACAATTGATGGATCAGGACTTTTAGTTATTTCCACATTAAACGATGGAATGGAGATTCAATTTTATGACGGTAATTTTTACATAGTTTCAAATAAAAACACTTCAGGCGGTGGCTCAGGATTAACGCACGGTGAAGTAATGGGTAGAGTTGATTTAGGATTTTAATAAATGAAAATATGATTTTAGCAGGTACAAGCGCAAAAGTAGTGATGACAACTAGTTCAACAGCAGACACTTCGGTTAGTGCTAGTTGGTCTGATATGACTTCAACCACATTGACTGGTGATAATGATAACACTTTGACAAACTCAGCAACGTCAACAGATATAATTGGCTCTCCTGCAGCGTCTACACAACGCCAAATAAAAAACATTAAGGTGTATAATTATGATGCTACCGACTCAAACACCTATACGATAGCACATACTGACGGTACTATATCATCAGTAGTTTATAGAAGAACATTAGCTCCTTATGAGTCGTTTGAATATGATGGTAGCAAATGGGTTGCGTATGATGCAAATGGCGATCCGATTGTTATCGCTACCACAATAACGCCAGTGTTAAACAGACGATATTTAATTTCAGGCGCGTTGGCTGAAACATTTGATAGAAACCTTTGCGACGAGGTTAACTCAGCTGTATTATCTTCTGGGCGTTTATCTGGTGCTGCGATTTGGCTAGAGGCTGGGATGACTATTTCATCAATCAGTTTTCATTCAGCAACAACGGCAGCAGGCACACCAACCAATCAATTGTTTGGTTTATTTGATTCAAGCCGAAATCTATTAAGATCAAGTACAAACGACACAACAACAGCATGGGCGGCAAACAGTCTTAAAACACTTGCTTTAACATCTACTTTTACCACTACCTATTCAGGACTTTACTATTTAGGTATTATGGTAACGGCAACAACCGTTCCGACATTAAAAGGAAATACTGCAAGGGTAGGGGGTCAGTTACAAGCACAAGCCCCATCAATGGGCGGAACATCAAACACGGGGTTAACAACAGCATTGCCAGCAACGGCAAACGCATTTGGAACAGTAACAACATCATTCTGGGGGTGTGTAAGTTAAGATTATGGCAGAATCAGAAGAAATAAATTTACGGGTTAACGTTGTTAAGGGTGATACCAAGACTGTAAAAGAAACCCGTGAAGAATTAGACAAAGCAAAGAAAGCAGCAGAGGAGACTGGCAAATCTTTGAATGAAGGATTAAAAACTTCAGGCGCTTCTGCCATGTCTTTACGTGCGCAGTTGAAAGCAATGGTTCAGGAGTTAGGGCAACTTGACCCAAACTCTGCTAGATTTAAACAACTATCAAAAGATGCTGGGGAACTAAAGGATAGGATCGGAGATATTAACGAGAGGGTTAATGCGTTAAGTTCTGACACAAAGAGATTAGATTCTTTGGTTCGTGTTGGCGGTGCAATCGCTGGAGGCTTTCAAGCGGCAAACGGTGCAATGGCTTTATTTGGCGGAAACTCTGAAAAGGTAGCAAAGGCTATTCAAAATATCATTGCAGTTCAAGGTGTTTTAAACGGAGTTCAACAAGTCGGTGTATTCTTAACAACTAAGCAGAATGGTGCATCAATATTAGACACTACAATTAAATACGCAAACGTAGCAGCAACAAAAGTTGTTACGGCTGCTCAGTGGTTATGGAACGCAGCGTTAACAGCAAATCCTATTGGACTGGTTGTTGTTGCTGTTGGTGCTTTGAGTTTAGGTATTTATAAACTAGCCAAAGGATTAAAAGACGGTACTATCACCATTGAAGATATTACAAAGGTTCTTTGGCGAATGCTGAATCCTTTATGGCTTTTAGTTGATCTTTACAAATACTTATACTCTGAGGAAAATAAATTAGAAAGCAGCAGACAAAAACAAAAGGACGCACAAGCAGCCCGAACAAAACAACGCATTGAGGAAATTAAAGCCGAACAAAAGGCTTTCGTTGAGTCAACTAACGAGCAAAATGAGATACTTGAAAAGAGAATTAAAATATTAGATAATCAAGGTAAGTCACATTTTGAACTTCGTAAACAAATATTAGAAAATAATAAGGCGATAGTTGAATCTGAAATAGAAGCAACACGCCAAATAATAGCAGCAAAAGAAGAACAGTTTAAAGCCAATGCCCGAATAATGGGATTGACTGAAGAGGCCTATGCTAAATCAATCGGTATTAATAACCTTGAAGAGTTAAGACAACAAGCCTCTGATACTTTAGAGTCTATGCAACTTGATGTTCAGGTGGCAGAATCAGAGATCACAAAACTTGTAAGCGACGAGAATAAGAAACGTTCCGACTCAGCAAAGGATAGATTAGATAAAGAAAAAGCACTAGCAGCCGAAAGATATAAGGCCGAACAAGAACGATTAAAGAATCTTCAAATGTTAGAAGATGCTTACTTAATGGAACTTGAAAAGGCAGAGAATGATTATTTCGATTCTAAGTTAACCAAGCAACAAAAAGAACTTCAAGATACGAATGATTATTACTTTGGATTAATCGAACGTGGTAAACAATTCAATGTAGACACGGCAGTTTTAGAAGAGGCACGTAACGCAAGTATCTTTGAGATTAACGAACGTTACAGAATAGCTGAAGCGGAAGCGCAAGAAAAAGCCAGATTAGATAAAGAAGCAAAAGATAAAGCAGATGCAGAAAAAAGGATTTCAGATGCAGCAGCGGAACGTGAAGAGGTTATAAAAAATGCAGAAACTTTAATCGGTGCGGTTGAATCTTTAAACTCAATTGCAGCAGATAGAGAGATTGCCAGAATCAAAAGAAAACAAGACGCCGGGGAGAAACTAACAAAGGCGGAACAATCAAGGCTTAAACGTCAGGAGGCAATTCAAAAGGCTTTTGCTATCGCTCAGATTGCAATAGATACAGCAAGAGGAATTTCGGCGGCGGTTGCTGCTGGTGCTGGTTTACCATTCCCTGCAAATATCCCCGCAATTATTTCTGGTGTTGCTGCTGTTTTATCTGGTATTGCTGCTGCTAAAAAAGCACTAGGCGAAGGTGGTGGCGGTGTAGATTCTGCAAATATTTCTGATACAACCGCTTCAGTAAATGAGGTTAAAAACCAAGAGCCGCAAGTTCAAGATTTGAATAACTCTTCTACTATTCTGAACCAAGAACCACAAAAGGTTTACGTTGTTGAAAGTGAAATGACAGCCAAACAAAATAAGGTTAAAGCGATTATTTCAGAGGCTACTTTCTAAGTGTGCAAAATCCTTATTTTATCGTCTTGTTTGCATGGAAGTTAAGGTACTAACATTGGCAGATGGTGAGCAAATTGAGTTTCAAATTGCTTTCGTTCCTGACCCTGCAATTGAATCTATTGCAATGGCATTTAGTCAATCAAAATTAAAGCACCAATTCAAAGAGGTTAAAGGTTCAAAGAATCTAATCATGGGTTACGCTATGATTGCTGACATGAAAATTGATCGTTACGATGAGAAATTAGGACGCTATCAAGTTATGTTTACCCGTGAATCTTTAGACAAGATCGCTGCGAACATTATGCGAAATGGGTTAACAAAAAACCTAAATGAGATGCACCAAACAAATCAATTTACAAGCGGTGTGTTTATTCGTGGCTTGTTTCAATTGGATTCTGAATTAGGGATTGTGCCTCCAAAAGATTTTAATGTTGAGCCAGACGGTTCTATTTTCATTATCGTTGATACAAACGGAAATCACGATGTAAAGAATAAATTCATTGATGGTACTTATACTGGATTCAGTGTTGAATCAACTGAGTTTGTAGAAGTGAAAGACCCTTTACAAGAAATGCTACACTCACTTGTAAGTGTGCAAAAATAGAAAATAGTCGTCTTGTTTTTATAAGGAATTATTATGACAAAAGAAGAATTAGCAGCAAAGGTAAAAACGGTTACGGATTTTTTCGCTTTCCATAAAATGCCTTTGATTGTCACAGTAGATGAAAGAGCAGAACGATTTGAAAAATTGATTGCTTTTCACAAAGACCCTTCCACAAAAACAGTAGAGAAATTTGAATCTCTTTTGTTGATGGACGGTACTACAAAGATCACAATTGAACCAGCCGTTGAAAGCGGTGCAGCATTTGTAATCGAAACACCAGAAGGTGCGGTTGCTGCTCCGGCAGGTGAATATGAATTACAAGACGGTAGAATTATCGTTGTTGCTGAAGCTGGAATTGTTGCTGAAGTAAAAGAAAAAGTAACAGAAGAAGAAGTTATTGAAGGTGATGAAGCCGCAATGACAGATCAAAAAGAAACTACACAAAAGGTAAAGAGTTTAATTGAGCGCACCGAGAAGGAGCAAATCTTTGAGAAGGTTGCTGAATTGGTTACGTCAAACACAAAACTCAAAGCCGAGAATGAAAAACTCACCGTTGCATTAAACAAAATGAGTGAAGCGTTCTCAAAATTTGAAGGCTTGTTAGTTACGGTTCTTGATGAACCAGCAGCAGAGCCAGTAGTAAAAAAGCAAGAAGTATTTTCAACTAAAAAAAATAAATGGGCAGACGCCCTTAAATAAAAGATTATGGCAGATACCAATCCGATAGTAAGTGCATTAGCAACTTACATTGAAAACAGAGATTTCCCTTTGATTGGGGCAATCCAAAGAAGCCCGTTGTTAACGGCAAGTGAGGTTACTCAAACTAAAGGAGTCAAGACTCAAACAAAAATGCACTTCATGACAACCACTCTGACGATGTTAGATGGTGCTGGTTGTGACCGTGCTACACCAACAGACACCACTACTTTCACTGATAAACTAGTGACTGTATCAGATATTGATTTTGCAGAAAATCTTTGTTTGAAACGCATGGAAGGTACTTGGTTGCAAACCGAAATGAAAGTAGGTGCAACAGTAGGTATTCAAGAAATGCCTCAAGCAATTGCCTCAATTTATTGGGAAGAAAAAGGAGCGTTAATGACGCAAATTTTGGACACAGCAGATTGGCAAGGTGATGATGATTCAGTTGTAGAGAACCTAAATAAATATGATGGTTGGTTGAAATGGATCACAGCAGGTACGGCAGTAGAAGGAAACACAGGTGGATTAACTTTCATCAATGAAACAAATATTATCGCTGCCCTACAAGGTATGTGGAAAGTTGTTCCTTCAAACCTTAGACGTAAAGCAGACTTGAAAATCTGTTTACCTGAAGAGTGGTATGATTACTATTGTTTAGCATTATGGACGCTTAACCGTTACGATGTTAAAGCAACAGAGAATGAAGTTTATTTGGCAGGTACGTCTGTAAAACTAAGACCTACTTACGGCTTGAATGGTTCAAACAGAATGGTGTTGACTTACATGGCAAACTTGGGTGTTGCAATTGATGGTGATGGTGACACCGAACTTTCAGCACGTCTTGATCCAACCTCATTGAAACGACTTTTAATTGATGGTGCTATTAAACGCGGAACACAAGTAGGATTTGTAGAAGATGTAGTTGACTTTAATTTAGCTGCAACATAGTAAATAATATTGAGGGGTGCGAGTCCCCTTTTTTTTAAATTTAAAAACAATATGGCTTGTATATTAGATGCTGGGGTTGATGCACAATGTGATGATTCATTGGGTGGGATTGAACAAGGTTCGATTCTAATTGCACAATGGGATACTATCGAAACTGATTGGGTTGCAACTGCTGGGGAAATTACTTCATTAAATCAAGTTGCTGCTACTTATTTTTATCGCTATCATGTGAACAATGACGGTGCTGATTTCTTAGCAACAGAAACACACACACCAGAAACAGGAAACTATTTTGAAACTGGTGTCTTGAATTTCACGTTAGGTAAAATGTCAAAGGAGAAAAACGTTCTTTGGAAAACATTAGCCTCTAAATCATGTGTGATTATTTTCAAAGACAACAACGGAGTATTTCACATTATCGGACTTGAAAGAGGCGCAGATAAGATTGGAACAAACACAAGAGGAACAGGAAGAGTTGCGGGAGATTTGAATGGTTACTTAGCATCATTTACAGACATCTCTAAAAACGCTTACACAGTTTCATCAGGTGTAATGGCTTCAATCGCTATTGATGGTGAATCAACTTAGAATTTATTTGGTTAAATAATTTAAAGAGGGTTGGGTTTTGCCCGACCTTTTTTGTTTAAATTTGTGATATGAAAATACGTGAAGAATTAATAGGTTCGATTGTAAACTTTAAAAGCAAGAACGGAGTTAAACAAACTTTTGTAATTAAGGAATCAGAATCAGATTTATACCGTAAATTAGGGCTTGATGTTTTTGAAAAAACTGCTGTATCAAAAGCAGTTGTAACAGAGGTGAAAACTGACAAGGTAAAAGCAAAGAATGATCCTTCTAAAAAATAGTGTGAATACGGTTAGTTTGACTTTGGTGGAGAAAACAACTTTACCAAATCCTTACTATTTATTTGAGTTTCAAAACATATACACTAGAAAGAAATACTTTCAGATTTTTACAGATGTTTCGGTTTCAGGCGAAGCAAGAACGAGAGCGAATGAGTTTAACATTGAGGTGGTAGATTCTGGAAGCGGAGCGAATAAGATTATACTAGGTGATATTGGACAATACAATTACACCATTTACGAGCAAGTGAGTGATAGTAATTTGAACCCAGCGAATACCACTAGCATAGTAGAAAGGCGTGAAATGAGATTGCTAGATTCAGAGGCAACGATTTACGTAGAGCATGAAATAGAAATTGAATATACAACGCATGAGCAGTGAGACTTATTTATATGGACGCTCGAAAGAGTTAATGAAATTTGGCGCTCAGGAACTTCCAATTTCAAAAGAAATTCAGTCTATTGATTGGGTTATCTTTGGAGTAACGAAGGACAAGTGGGATAACTTATACCCGCAGTATATTGATCTACTTTCAAAATCAAGCGCAAAAAACTCCGCTATTCTAAAGGCAAAAAACCGTCACGTTTACGGCAAAGGATTAGAATTAGACACGACTGGTTTAAATCAATTAGGACAACTACCGGCACTTCAGTTTATCCAGAAAGTAACTGAGTCGAAAGTACTGCCTAGATTGATTTCTGATTACAACAAGCACAATGGGTTTTCGGCTGAAGTAATTTTAGACAAGGCTGGAAAAAAAATTGGACTTCATTATTTGCCATTTAAAAATGTCCGTGTATCAAAAGACGAATACGAAAAAGATGAAAAGACTTTAAAACCTAAACGATATTTTTACACTAAAGATTGGGCAACAAAGAAGGGGAACGCTGTAAAACAGAATAAAGACTTTACAATATTTGAACCCTTTACTTGGGAAACTAAAGTAGAAAAATCTAAGCGATATATTATTTATTACAAGAATGATGAATACTCTGAAGAGTTTTATCCTTTGCCAGATTATATTGGTGGAGTTCCATACATCTCTGCTGACTCAGAGGTAGGAAATTTTGTAGAAAAAAATACAAAGAATGGTTTCTCTGCTGGGTACTTAATTAATATTTTCGGAGGTGAACCAGATGCAACCCAGCGTAAAGAAATTTCAGATAAGATTGATGAAACATTACACGGTTCTGATAATGCTGGTAAATCAATTAAATCATTTAATGTAGGCGACAAAGGAATAGAAATTACTCCACTGTCAGCAAATGGTCAAGATGATCGATACAACAACCTAAACAATACAATTAGAGTAGAAACTTTCACCTCTCATTGCACACCTGTTTCTGCTGTGGAAATTCCACCATCTGCAACAGGCTTAACAAACAATGCAGATCAAGACCGAGTATCAATTGAAAAGTGGACAGAGAGTTGGGTAATTCCAAATCAAGAACCTTTTAACGAGTTGTGCAATGCTTGGATGAACTACAACGGAGTTTCTGGTAAAGTTCACTTACAAAGACTTGATCCAATTAAACAACAACTTTCTGAAACAGTTATAAAAGAAACATTATCCGATGCTCAGTTTAGAGATATGTTTGGTTTACCACCTTCTGACAAAGAAGTGAATCCAGTAGTTGATGCACTACGCACTTTATCTCCTTTGGTTCAAAACAAGATTCTTGAATCAATGGCTTTATCAGAGATAAGAAACTTGATTAAGTTAACGACTCCTGAAGATGGAATTACTAAAGGAACAAATACCTTAACGAAGCAATTCTCAAAAGAAGATGACTTAAAAATCATTGGACTTTTTGAAGCGTGTGGAGTAGAAGATAAAGAGTATCATTGTTTCAGTTCACAAGATTTATATGCTACTGATACATTCGATGCTATCAGTCAGGCTCAATTTATGAAGCACCAATTTGCTTCTAAAATTGAGAACGCTATTTTGAATTTACTGAAAGGTGATCCAACTTTAAAACCTAGTGATTTATCTCAGTTAACTGGTGAGTCAACAAAAGGAATTAATGATTTACTTTCTGAAATGGAATCAGAAGGTTTAATTGACAACGGAGTACCAACAGAAAAAGGAATCAGAACGGCAGACGAAAATGAGATTCAGGTAGTTTATAAATACAAAAAACGTGACGATGTGCCACCAGTTGAAACCGAGAGCAGACCATTCTGTAAAGAGTTAATGAGATTGTCAGCTACACGTAGTTGGACTATTGAGCAGATTCAGAATATTTCAAACCAAGTTGGATATGATGTTTTCGCAAGACGTGGTGGCTGGTATCATAATCCTGACACTGGTAAAAATACGCCGTTTTGTCGCCACCTATGGGAATCAAGGCTAGTACGTAAAGCATAATTTTATGGCAGAACAAAGAGTATTATTTATAAGCGAAAGATTTGTAAAATCAAATAGTGAAATTGATTCAAACGTTTCATCTACCTTGATACGCCCTACTGTTTGGTATTGCCAAAAGGAATATATCGAAAGATCACTAGGAACGGAACTATATAACGATCTAATTGAGAAAACTATTTTAGACTCTACTTTAGTTACTTATCCTAATTATCTTGCTTTGGTAAATGGATATTTGGCTGACGCTTTATTATTTTGGGTGAGGCACGAAATTCAAGTTCCACTACTTTACAAGTTTAGGAATAAATCAGTAGGTAAAAATACTGATCCGAATCAACAGCCAGTAGATCACAATGAGCATTTATATTTAAAGAGTTACTATAAAAATAAGGCTGAATATTTTACTGGTCGAATGGAGAAATATCTTTGCGCTAACTCAACTTTATTTCCTTTGTGGTTGGATTGTTCAACTGAAGGAATTGACGCTAAAAAAACTGATCCAACTATTTCAATTTACTTGCCGTGACCTATAATCAAATCATAGAAAGGAATCAAGAGTTTTCCAACGCACACGACGATTTAAATAACTTTGGTGTAGGCGGTGATTTTGATATGGTTTTAGGTGACCAAGAAAATCCATATCGATACCCTTTGATGTGGATGGAAGATTTACCATCACCAATTGAAACAGGATTAGAATCATTTAATTTCAGGGTTTACTTTCTAGGACAAGTTACAGAATTAGAACACCGAGAAGGGGATTTAATTTCAACAAACAGGAACGAAGTTATTTCAAATATGCGTTCCGTTGCGATTGACTTTCTATCTTATTGGAAGCAATTACGATCAGACAACAATGTAAGGTTTTCAATCCTCACAACTATTAATGTATCTGAAGATATTACACCAGACAAACTTTTTGGTGTAAACATTGATGTGTCTTTCAAAGTGCTTCAGACTTTTAACAAGTGTATCATTCCAATGTCAGGAATACCAACACCAGAAAGTCAAGATGTTTCTATTTACGGTAACGATACTTTAATGGTAACTGTTGCGTGTGGAAATAATTACGAGTTTGAAATAAGAAACGAATCAGGTAATTTAGTAGGAACGTGGAACGCGATAACTAAGATATGGACAGTTCCAGGCGGTGGTGGTTCAGTAGATATTGAGATGAACGGAAATGCGTTCTTATCGGGTCAAACAGGAACTGTTGATATTCCTGTATGGGATGAAAACGATAATCCAACTGGTTTTGACGACGGAGGAGTTTGGAGAATAGGAAACTCTAACGTAAACGTAAATGATAATTTAGTTGCCTCGCTTGTTCCTTCATCAAATTTAAACCTTTACACAAAAGACAGCGCTGGAAATAATATCGGAACACAAAACGGTAACGATACTGATGTAGATGATAGTTTAATCACTCTAATCACTCAGGCAGTTCCATACGCATTAACGCCTTTACGTGCAGAGCAACCTAAATCATTGAGTATAATCGATGCGATTGATTTTGATCCTATTCAGGTGACGGTTGCAAGTGATACAGAAGGAGCGGCAGAGTTTGTTATTCCGAATAGCCAAGTATTAGTAAAAGATTCTGCTGGTACAACTTTACATACTAAGGTTGTTAAGGCTGGTGGTTCAGCAAATCAAACGGTTTCAGACGTTACCCAAACATTAAACGGTGCTGCAATTACAAACAATAAAGCACAGACAAGTAAGGCGATAACTATACGTTATGCAAATAATGATCCTGTAACAGTGACTACAATCACAGATACAGAAACTGTTTTTATTGGTGAAGTGCCTAACGTTGTTGTTCCGTTGAACACTTCTAATCCATTTAAGACAGGTCAAACAACTTCTTATGTAGCGAATGATGACGGTGATTTAAAACGTGGTAATGGTGCTAGCTTTACTACTCTCTCACATAATAACTATTTCGGAAATGCTAACAGATTCACAGATGATCTAGGTGGTCAAACTTATACAAGTGGATGGGTTATTGATTGGGCTACGTGGAATCAAATAACTGGTGATTTTATAATGTGGTACAAAACCGCCCAAGCGGGGGCTACGTGGACGAACGCAATGGCTGGGCAACCTTATAATGTTGGTGGATTCGCTGATTGTTATTTGCCAAACGCAACAGAGATAGGACAGCTTTATAATTTTGAGTTAGCATCAGCATTAAATTACGCACCATTTAATTATACGGTTTTTGGTACAGCTAGTAACTTATGGACATCAACAACAGTTCCAAGCGCAACAACAACCGCAATTGCTTTTCAAGGGTTAGTTGTTGAGGCGGCTAGAGCAAAAACATTAGTCATTGCATTCTTTGTGATGCGTTACGGTAATATATCAGAATTATGATAAAAATAGAATCACACAACGTAGAGTTAGATGACTTCACTTATGAGGTTCATTCTACTTTAGATAATCCAAACGATGAAACTTTCACCGTTACAGTGGTTTTTGTTTCAGGAAGCACACGCATTGCAAACACAATACCAGCATCAGCATACATAAAAGGAACTTGGACAGATGAGGATGTTGAAAATGCAATTCAAAACTACATTAAAAGCATTGAAGTAAAATGACCCAACAAGAAATAATCCAGACTTTATGACACCAGATCAGGAAACACTTTTGAAGGATATACATCAATGCTTGATTGGAAACGAGTTGCACGGGCAAAAGGGCGTATTGCAACGATTAGAAAATTGTGAAATTAAGGTTGAAAGTCTTGATAAAAAGAAAGCCAATAAAATAGACTGGACAAAGATATTCACACTCGGCATTAAGGCGGGTTCAAAAATTGTGGGATAATTATGAAATTAACGGTATTAAGATACAACAGTCAAGACGATTTTACGCAAGGCTTGTTATTCATTGATGGTAAATTTGAGTGTCACACTATTGAGGATGAACAAAGAACTGTAAAGGTTTGGGGTGAAACTGCAATACCAAACGGAACGTATGAAGTGAAATTAAGAACTGAGGGCAAGTTTCATCAGAACTATTCTAGTAAATTCAAGTTGTTTCACAAAGGAATGCTTCACGTAACGAATGTTCCAAACTTTGAGTATATCCTTATTCACATTGGAAACGATGATGA